AGAAAACGTGATATGGAACTATTTGGTTATAAAATAGAGAAGAAAATCGGCTCTAATGTTGTAGATAAAGGAACAACTTCCTTTGTCGCACCAGACCTTGACGATGGTTCTACCGTAATTGACGGTGGAGGTGTAAATGCCTTTGCCGTCAATTTCGACACGGCTTTTACTACGCAACAAGACCTTATTGCTAAGTATCGCCAAACTGCAAAACAGCCTGAGGCTGAATCTGCAATAGATGATATCGTCAATGAGGCAATTGTTCTGGACCCATATAAGGAGCCAGTGCAAATTTATCTTGATAAACTTGACTCCATTGATGGATTCAACAAGAGTATCAAGACAATGATAGATGATGAGTTTCAGATAATCTCTAAGAAATTAGAGTTCAATCAGTCTGGACCTGACATCTTTCGGAGGTGGTACGAAGATGGTGCTATACATTATCATATCATTTTTGATAATGATAATATCAAGAAAGGTATCAAAGAGTTAAGATATATCGACTCTACGAACATCAAGAAGATTAAAGAAGTAATCAAAGAAAAAGATAAGAATGGTGTTGAAGTAGTTGTTGGAGTAGATGAGTATTGGTTGTACTCAAAAGAGTCAAAAGGAATTACACAGACTCTAAAAGTTGCTCTAGAGGCAGTCGCTACGGCTAATTCTGGATTATATGACAGTGACAAAGAAGTTGTTATGTCATATCTTCATAAAGCAATGAAACCTATTAACCAGTTGCGTATGTTAGAAGATGCAATGGTTATATACAGAATTACACGTGCGCCTGAAAGAAGGGTGTTCTATATAGACGTTGGTAATCTGCCGAAGACTAAAGCAGAACAATATCTACGAAACATTATGAACAAGTTTAAGAATAAAATGGTTTATGATGCTTCTACGGGTACTGTAGCAGACGGAAAAGATACTATGTCTATGATGGAAGACTTCTGGCTACCTCGAAAAGAGGGTGGCAGAGGCACTGAAGTACAGACATTACCGGGTGGTCAAAACCTAGGTGATATGGAAGATGTTAATTACTTCCAGAGAAAAGTATATCAGGCACTACACGTTCCATCTAGTAGGATGGATAATGAACAAACTTGGAGTATATCTCGAAGTGGAGAAATAACAAGAGATGAGATTAAATTTGGTAAATATGTAACTAAATTAAGAAAGAGTTTTTCTGATTTACTATACTCATTACTCAGAACCCAGTTGCTTGCCAAGGGGATTATTGATAAAGGCGAGTGGAATGTCTACAAAGAGAACATAAATTTCATCTTTGAAGACGATGGTTACTTCACTGAGGTGAAGAAATTAGAGATAATGACAAGCCGAATTGAGATGCTTGACACTATAAATAGTGGAGAGATGATTGGAAAGTACTATTCAATCGACTGGATACGTAAGAACATCCTAATGCAGTCTGAAGAAGATATTAAGGCTATGGACAAGCAGATGGAGAAGGAAGCCAAAGAAGCAGAAGAAGATGGCGAAGAGTATGGAAGTGACGGCAACCAAGAAGATGAAGACGATGGTTACGGCTCTTACAATGATGAACCCGCACCTTCTGACGAAAAGGAAAAGCCTGAACCTAAAGAGGATGAAGAAGACGAACCCAAAGACGATGAAAAAGACAAACAGGAGTCGTAAATAATGTATGAGAATTTAGAAAAACTAGTTACACTAGCCCGAAACAAGAAGGCAGGAGAATTTAAGACTGCCCTTCACGCTGAAATTTCAAGCAGAATGTCTAGCAAAATTGCTGATATGAAATCTGTTCTTTCAAAGAATATGTTCGCTAAAAAAGCGGAAATAAAAGAATCCGATTCTGGTGAGGCCCCTAGCCCATCCAGTGTAGAGCATACACACGATGACGGCACAACTCATTCCCACGTAGGTGGTGGTGAGAAGCACACACACGAAAGTGTGGAACATACACACGATGACGGTACTAAACATTCCCACGTAGGTGGAGATGAAACACACGTCCACGAAGATGTTCAGGAAGCGAAATCTGGTGGCAAAGAAGCGTATCAGAAATATTTCAACTCTGTACTAGCAAAGTACAAAGTAAAATCTGCTGACGAATTATCTGGTGAGCAGAAGAAAAAATTCTATGACGAAATTGATGCCGGATGGGAAGGCGATAACGAAGAGGACTAATGAAATGAGCCTTATCAAATTTAAAGAATACACAAAACAACTATCCGAAGGGATGGCTGTAAGCGTTCTTGGAGAAAATGATGAGGACGTTGTAGTTGTTGAATGGAATGAAGCAGATTGGAAAGCATTATCCCTAGCAGAGCGAACTGAATTAGAATCAGAAGCAGTTAATGGATGGGCAATGTGGGCAATCGGTGATTTGGATAAAGAAGAACCAGCGGGAGAACCTGACGATATGGATGGGTTTTATGCAGTAGAACCCGCACAAGAATGGCAAGGTATTTCTGAGTTCTTTGATATGCTAGATGAAGAAGCAGAAATCACAGAAGAATGTGGTGTCTGTGGAAAAGAACCTTGTGAATGTGATGCTAACGATGAAAAGTTAGATGAAAAAGCCTACAAAGCACGTAACACAATGAAGAGACGTGCAACTCAAAAAGTCAAAGATAGGCAGAAGTTCAAAAATAGACAAGTAAAATTAAAAGCAAAAATCGAACGCAAAAAAGGTGGTAACAAAGTCAGACGTTTGAAGTTGCGAAAAAAATGGATGAGAAAGAACAAAGCCAAGATTAAGAACGCCAATAAGGTTTTCGGTGGTAAAGTTCACTCTAAGTTTACTAAGAAAAAGTAGGGGATAATATGAGACTAGTAACAGAAATAAACGAAAACGTAGAATACATTACTGAAGCCAATGGCAAAGATTTGTTCATTGAAGGGGTGTTTCTACAAGCAGATTTAAAAAACCGCAATGGTCGCTTATATCCCGGTGCCATTATGGAGAAAGAAGTCAAACGATATACCAAAGAATATATCGATAAAAAGCGTGCATTTGGTGAATTAGGACATCCAGAAGGACCGACTATCAATTTGGATAGGGTCTCTCATATGATTACTGAACTCAAAAAAGATGGAAGCAACTATCTTGGAAGAGCAAAAATCACTGATACTCCGCACGGTAATATAGTAAAAAATCTTATTAAAGAAGGAGCGCAACTAGGTGTATCTTCCCGTGGTATGGGTTCGCTCAAAGCAAATAAGAAAGGAATTCAGGAAGTTCAGGGAGATTTTTACCTTGCAACTGCCGCAGATATTGTCGCAGACCCGTCCGCACCAGATGCCTTTGTAAATGGCATAATGGAAGGAAAAGAATGGGTATGGGATAACGGGGCTATTGCCGAAAGGACTATAGCAAACTATAAGAAAATAGTAGAAAATGCACGTGGAAAGCGATTAACTTCGTTAGAAGCAGGTATTTTCGAGGATTTTCTTGGAAAGTTGTAGGATATCACAAGGATATTCGGCAATGTTAAAGAAATTAGTTTTATAAATATAAGTAATTAGAAATAGAAAACTAATTTATAATTTATCAATTGGATTAGGAGAACCCTGATGAAGTTAAAAACAGAAACTGGCGAAATGTTAGTTTTGGACGAAGAGCAGAAAGTCTGGAAAGGCGAGACTGCCGAGTCCGATACTTCTTTTACGGTGTCAGAGGCTGATGAACTTTTAGAAAAAGGGGACCTGGAAATGGTTGCTGAAGATTCTGAAATTTCAGAGGCTGATTCTCTTGAAGAAGCAGAAACTCCAAAAGCAACTAAGTTGACTAAAAAGAAGAAAAAAGTTGATGGCAGTGGCGAAGTCGAGAATCACGAAGAATTCCCTAAAAAGGATGACGATGAGGAAGACGATGGTGACGAAGCGGACGAAGATGAAGATGACGAAGTTGAAGAAACCAACAGTGCCAAGAAAAAGAACGAAGCATTTGAAGTTGAAGTAGATGTTGCCGAAGACGTGAAAGCGTTGTTTGATGGGCAAGACCTCACTGAAGATTTCAAAGCACGTACTACTCTTGTATTTGAGACAGCCGTAAAAGCGAAGGTAAAAGAAAACTTGAAGACTTTGGAAGAAGCGATGGAGTTGAAACTTGCCGAGCAGACAGGGTCAATGTTGACTGATATCACTGAGAAACTAGATGGTTATCTAGACTATATGGTTACTGAGTGGCTTGAGGAGAACGAGCAGTCCGTAGAACACGGATTAAAGAACGAAATCTTAGAAGGTTTTGTAAGTGGTATGCAAAAGTTGTTTGCCGAAAATTACATTGAAATTCCTAACGAAAAATACAATGTGGTTGATGAACAAGCAAAAGAGATTGAAAGCCTGAAAGAGACTCTTGATGCTGAGATGAATAAAAACATCGAAGCAAAAACTCAATTGGCGGATGCGACTGCTGAAAAGATTTTCAGAGAAGTTACAGAAGACTTAACCGAAACACAAAAAGTAAAGTTGCAAAAACTTGCTGAAGGTGTTGAGTTTGAATCTGCTGAAACATATGCTGAAAAACTAACTACTCTAAAGGAGACGTATTTTCCTTCTGAGTCGGAGAAAGAAGAAGTAATTGCAGAAGAGGGTGCTAGTGATAGTTCCTCGGATGGAGTGATGACTGATGCAATGAAGAAGGTTATGGCTTCCCTTTCACAATCTAGAGAAACGAGCATTTTAGGTGCTTAATCACATTTATATTTAATAGGAGAACATTCAATGTTTTTAACTGAAGAAATTAAAGATAAGTGGCAGCCTGTAATGGAGCATAACGATTTGCCAAAAATCGAAGATGCAACAAAACGTGCAATTACACTTCGTCTTTTAGAAAACCAAGAAAAGGCTTTGCAAGAAGCCAATGTAACTGGTGGAAATGTCGATAACTGGGACCCGATTCTTATCAGCCTAGTTAGACGTACTATGCCTCAACTTATGGCTTATGATACTATTGGCGTTCAGCCAATGAGTGGTCCTACTGGACTTATCTTTGCTATGAAATCACACTATACTGGAGAAGCATCTACTGGCGCAGAAGCACTTACTTTACCTGCGGGCGCACCTGATGTTGACTTTTCTGGTGACGATGGCGCAACTCCTCCAACAAATACTTATTCGACTGCTGATGGCGAGGCTTTAGGTGGCTTTGTTTCTGGTGGTGGAGCATTCAAGGAAATGTCTTTCTCAATTGAGAAATCAAGCGTAACTGCTGACACACGTGCCTTGAAAGCGAAGTACTCTTTGGAACTTGCTCAAGACCTTAAAGCAATCCACGGACTTGATGCTGAGACTGAATTGTCTAACATCCTTTCTGCTGAGATTCTTGCTGAAATTAACCGTGAAGTAATCTTGAAGATTAACTCTCAGGCTACAGCGGGCGCGGCTTCTGGTACGACTACGGCAGGGACGTTTGACGTTGCTGATGCAGTTGATAACCGTGGCGCACGTTGGGGTGGTGAGCGTTATAAATCACTTTTGATTCAAATCAATCGTGAGGCTAACCTGATTGCTAAGAACACTGGTCGTGGCGCAGGAAACTGGTTGCTAGTAAGCCCAGATGTTGCTTCTGCACTTGATATGGTTGCAGGACTTTCTGTTCCAAATATGGAAGTTGGTTCTAACCAACCAGATATTGCTAACAACGTATTCGCAGGAACTTTAGGTGGAAAATACAAAGTATTTATCGACCAGTTCGCATCTGCTGATACAGTAGTTGTTGGATATAAGGGAGCAAATATGTATGATGCAGGACTATTCTACTGTCCATACGTTCCACTACAGTTGATGAAATCAATTGGTGAGGAAGACTTCCAACCACGTCTCGGATTCAAAACACGTTATGGCTTAACCCATAACCCATTTGCTTCTGGTTCTGACGCGGCTAACCCTTACTTCCGTAAGTTTACTGTTACTAACCTGTAAGGTTATGAAATAGTAGTAATATAGATTTACCTAAGACTGCGCCATTCGTGTTAGAATTTCGCTACCTTAGGGCAAAGTCATTAAAGGGGCATCTTCGGATGCCCTTTTTCTTTTGGAGTTCTTATAAATAATAGTATGGCTGATAAACAAAGAATAGCACCTCAAAAAATCAATCTCGCAAAGAGTACGAACTATAGATTGAATATGAGTATATTGCCCGGAACTCAGTTCTGGTTGACTACTTGTAATCTTCCTACTATGTCTGCCAACGAGGTTATGATTGGACATCCTCTACACGGAAACATCTATAGACCCGGTGGTGCCGTTGTGGGTGCGCCTATGACTGTCACATTCCTAGTGGATGAGGATTATGAAAATTATATGGAAATCATCAAATTGATGTATAAAGCGGCTGGTCCTGACCCAAAGGAAAGAACCAACGATGTTCGAGAAATCATATCTACAGGCTCTATCCATATCCTATCAAACAACAAAAATGTGAGCGATAAAGTGTTCACATTCCACAATATGTTCCCTACCATTCTGGGGGAACTCCAGATGACTAATGAATCTGCGGAACCCCTTCTTACCGATTTGACCCTACAATACGATTATATGACTATGGAGAGTGGAAAACCTCTCTAAACCGTACTTAATTCTACAGAAAAAAGTACAAAAAGGCTTGACAACAGCCATTATTTACTGTATAATGGTAACAAAATAATATTATGTGGAGTGAGTGAATGTACAAACCATTACCAGAAGGTGTCACAATTCGAGAATCAACCCTACACGGATTGGGGTTATTTGCGACTTCTGATATATCAGAAGGTGTCTTCCTAGGAACGGTTCATTTCCCTGACTATATTGATACGACTATATGGCACAGAACCCCGCTTGGTGGTTTTGGGAATCATTCAGATACTCCTAATTGCGACAAAATCGAAAATCTCGAAGATGGGTCTTGGGGAATAAGGACGAATCAGACCATATTCGAGGGCGATGAAATAACGTGGTACTACACATTCTACGATATTAACGCTTGACTTTTGAGGTGAGATGATATATAATGGACTCTATGAAAATTGAAGAATTAGAAGCAGAGGTTACAAAAGACCTCTATATTGATGAGACGGTTCTCGCCAAGGAATCACTGGCGACTCCTACCAAACACAATAAGTACCTCAAGATTCTATTGAGGGAAAGACTCAAATTAAAGAAATTACAGGGCGAACTATATAAGGTATCGTTGGGAAGGACGAACTATTACAATGGTTCTGACCCAGACCCCTATGAGTATGTCTTAAAAGACAGAGAAGTTAAGGAATATGTGAGAGTAGACCCTACAGTTGTTGCTATTGAAGCCAAGGTGACACTACAACAAGAGATGGTGAATTATCTTGAAGAAGTATGCAAGATGTTCACAAACAGAGGTTTTGCTATTAAGAACGCAATTGATTTTATGAAATTTACACAGGGTGAGTTTTAATTTTGGATATAGTCGTACATAAGAAGGATGACGTATATCTTAATATAGAATGTGAGCCGAATATCGCTCACGACCTATCTGACTATTTTACGTTTAAGGTTCCGGGATATAAGTTTATGCCTGCGTATCGTAGTCGTGCGTGGGATGGAAAAATACGTCTATTCAATGCGTTTGGTGGAGAACTATATTGTGGGCTTTTGCCCTATGTCGAAGAATTTGCAGAGCGAAATAATCTGTCTATTGAAAGCCTTCCTCTTAATGGATTAATCAGTCCAGATGAAACATCTGATTTCTTTAAAGGACTCAATCCACACGTATCTGGAAGCCCCATAGACCCCTATGATTATCAGTTGGAAGCGTTCCATCACGGTATAAACCACAAGCGTGCGTTAATGATATCACCAACATCCTCTGGAAAATCTCTTATGATTTTCGCACTGGTAAGTTGGTATCTCAAACACACTGACAGAAAAATACTGATTGTTGTACCTACGACTTCATTGGTGGAGCAGTTATATAAGGACTTTAAAGATTATTCTCAGGATGGGCTTGATGCTCATAAAATATATGCGGGTAAAGACAAAGAAACTGATAAGAGAATTGTTATTACGACTTGGCAGTCTATTTACAAATTACAGAAGCCGTGGTTCAAACAATTCGGTGCGGTCATAGGAGACGAAGCACACAATTTTAAGGCAAAATCATTGACTTCTATTCTCACCAAGATGATAGATTGTGAATATAAATTTGGTTTTACTGGAACTCTGGACGGAACACAAACCCATAAACTTGTACTAGAAGGACTATTCGGACCTATTCATAAGGTT